CTTCAATAAGAAAACTGAGAACTTTATTTGGCACCCTTGGGCCGATGACATGTTGTATGAGTGCTGTCACAATAAGTTCGTCGGTTTCGCAGGCTGCGGTTCGTCCGGCAAGTCGGAATTCATGGCGATCTGGGCTCTCCTGAATTGGATGGCCGCGCCGTTCCACACGCTTTCGTTGGTCACCTCCACGAGCATTCGGGACGCGAAGAAGCGGGTCTGGGGTGCCATCCAGCGTTACTGGCCGTGCATCAAGCCCGTGGCTCCAGGGAAGCTCGCCGATACTCCGACCCCAGCCATCTACACGATCCGGAACGGCGAGAGGATGGAGCAGGCGGGGGTGTATTTGATTCCGGCCGAGGCGAAGAAGACATCCGAGGTGACGGGCAAGATGCGAGGCATGAAAGCCCCGCGGGTCATCGTCGCGGCGGACGAGTTATCGGAGTTGGGTCATGCCTTTCTCGACACGGCGATGTCGAACTTGGCGAACAACCCCTACCTTCACATCTGCGCGGCGGCGAACCCTGTCAGCTATTACGATCCCTTCGGCCGCTTCGTCGAGCCGACGAATGGGTGGGGGAGCATTACGGTCAATGACGAGAAGTGGGAAACCAAGCTGGGTGGGGTCTGTCTGCACCTCGATGCCCTCAAGAATCCGAACTACTTGGCTGGTGAGAACAAGTGGCCGATCCAGAAATGGGAGAAGATCGACGAGGCCCGCGAGCGACTCGGTGAGGACAACCCAATCTTTTGGAGAGACTACAGAGGTTTTTGGCCACCGCAGGCGGTCAGCAAAGCCATCTACAGCGAGGCCGAGATCATCCGCTTCCAAGCCGATCAGAAGCCGATCTGGAGGGGCCGCGCCGAACGTATTGTCGGCATCGACCCCTCCTTTGTGAGCGGCGGGGACAGATGTGTGATTTATCTGGGTTCGTTTGGCCAGAACAAAGATGGGGTCGATCAGGTTTCGTTCGATGAGTTCCACTACCTCGATGAGGAAGCGAGCAATCCCGAACCGCGCACCTTCCAGATCGCCCGCAAAATCAAAGACATTGTGACTAAGGCCGGCGTGCCGTGGCGAAACATTGGGGTCGACGTGACGGGCGGCGGTGTTCCGTTCTGCGATGCCTTGGCCACAGTCTGCGGATCGAATGAGTTCCTCCGCGTCCACTTCGGCGGGGCTCCCTCTGGGCGCTCGCTCTCGGCTTACGATGCGACCGCGGCCCAAGATAAATACGTCAACCGCGTGACCGAGCTTTGGTTCGGCGCGAAGGAGTTTCTCCAGAATGGTCAGCTTCGAGGGGTTGGTCCGGATCTGGCGCGGGAGATGACCAGCCGGAACTACGACACACGGAAGTCCGGATCGATGAAGGTCGTTGTCGAGTCGAAGACCGACATGAAGGCCAGGATCGGCCGGAGCCCTGACGTGGCCGATGCTGCCTTCGTCATGCTCGATGTTGTTCGCGAGCGGTTCGGGCTACGTCCTCCGCAAGAGACTGGTGGGAGTCGCCGCGGCATGAGCAGTTGGAAGTCGACGATGACGACCAAGTATGCCCCGCGGCGGTCGGGTCAGTTGCTCCAGTCTTTTTGAAGCGGTATCATAACAGCATAACAATGTCGTATCGCGTCACAGTTGAAGAGCTTCGCAAGAATGCGCCACCGCTGCGGATGATTTCGCTGACTGCGCCGGATTGGCTCCAAGCGGTCGATGCGGTGACTGAGGTGTTGTCCAAGGAAGACACCATGTTCCAAGAGGACGAGAAAGATTTCTTGGAGCCTGACGAACCACGCGATTGGTCGTGATGCCGCTGGGAACTTCATACGGGTATCCGGTCAAGACAGCCGATGAACTCGGGCTGACGGATTATTTTCGCAAGAACCCAAAAGTCGCCGGTATGGCATGGGGCGGTGGGTTGAACGGAACCGACGTGAAAGAGCCTCGGGTAATCGTGGCCAATCCGTTCAACCGTCACATGGCCGATCCGAACAAGATGCAGGGTCTTCTCAAGATTGAAGCGGCCATGCATTTGATGGACGAGACCGGATACGCGCCTGAGTTTGAGCTTTCCGAAGAGCAGCAGGAGTGGCGCAAAAAAGAGTTTGGCAAAGACGCGGCGAGCAAGGCTTACGCGGAAGATGATATTGCGTTCAAGAGGTCGATCATCTCGCGGATCGGGGTCGATAAAGTTTCAGGTGTTACGCCGGAGCAGAAAGCCGAAGCGGACCGGATCAATGCGATTTTAGACGAGCGGGAGAATCCGGACTTTGTGAAGTCTATAATGAGCAATTTAGGCCCAGAGATTAACGCAGCGCAGTCATTTTTGGACGACTGGTATGACCGCCGCAAAATAACAGATCCACACATCCAAGAGGGACTGGATAAAGACGCGCCGTATATAGAAGAAAACTTACAGAAGCCACCAAAAGTAGAAATTCAGAAGGAGATCGACGGCGATCCAAGAATAACGGGGCAATACCTACGGGATGAAGGCCGTCTTCTGATGACTCCTAACGCGGACAGTTCCGTGCCACTCCATGAGTTGACGCATCATGTGAATCAAGCAGGACTCGGAGGCGGCTTTATGAGGACCATACATAAAGACATTGTCGCCAACGAAATTAAACCCAAAGACCAGCAGAAAGGCGTCTATAAGGACAAGTTTGATTACTTTGCTAATCCAGATGAAGTCCATGCGCGGATAATGGTGCTTCGTCAGCAAGCTGGTTTTCAGCCGGACAAGACCATTACGGAGCAGGATTTGGAGGGGTTTTTACAGGACTACGACGGCAATAACGACAATATCAATGATCTACTTGAGATGTCCAAAGGAAGAAAAAGCATCCTTAACATGCTAAACTTCATGGCGTCTGTTCCCAGAGATCGAAGCACTCTGACAGCGTGAATTATTTCCACTCCGGAGACTTGGGCGATGTCCTCTACGCGCTGCCCTCGATGAGGGAACTTGGGCGCGGGGATCTTTATCTCAACTCGCGGCCTTGGACGGCGAAGATGACGGAAGCCAGGGCGGCGGTGTTGCGTCCACTCCTCGAAGCCCAGGACTATGTCGGCAAGGTGATCCACGGGGATGCGCCGGCCAACGAGCACTGCGTCAACTTTTCCACGTTTCGTAATGGTGGGCTGATCTACGGGGTCAGCCTGATGGAACTGCAAAGTGATTGGGTCAATGCCAACGCGGTGCCCGATCCTTGGCTGAAAGTTTCCCCCTCGGCGCGGGCACGGGGGCGGGTCGTCTGTCACCGCAGCCCGCGCTACCACAACCCTTACTTCCGGTGGGATCTTATCGGTGAAGCCCTCGGCACGAAGATGCTCTTTGTCGGGATGCCGCACGAAGTCGAGGAACTGCGTCGGGTGACCAAGGTCCATGCCGAGTATGCGATCACCAACGACTACCTCGAACTGGCCAAGCTGATCGCGGGCGCGGATCTCTTTATCGGCAACCAGTCGAGCCCGATGGGCTTGGCTATTGGACTTGGAGTGCCCTTCATCCAAGAGACATGCCTTTGGACGCCGGACTGTCTCTACCCGCGCAAGGACGGCACCTATTGTTATGACGGTGGGATATCCCACTTCGAGATCCCGCCCTTCAGTCCGCCGCCGGATGTCGACCGCAACGCGCTCCCTCCCGGCGGATGGCAAGTGATCTCCCGTCATAGCGGTGAACGCGGCTCCTTCAAGAGCCACCGCCTCGCGACCCGTCACCTCTACAAGACCGACCGCTTTTTCACCGAGACAGATGCCGCCGTCGAGGTCGACCGGCAGAACGCCGCCCGCATTCCGCATCTCGTCCGGCGCAACTCGACCTTTGAAATCTTCGGCAAGGTGGCACCTTTAGTCCACGCCGTTGCTGCATGACTGACTGTGAAAAAGGCACCTCGGCCGAGGTAAGGTTTATTTATGAAGCCGATGGGCGTGGCTGGAAAGTCTACGTGCCGCTCGGTCATGCCCATGCCGCCGATCTCGTCATTCTCCGTCCCCCGAAACGACCCATCAGTGTTCAGGTAAAAACCGCGACCTTTAACCCGCACCGCAATAACTACGGAGTGATGACGAGCCGCGGCAAGAAAACCAAGAAGGCTTATGCTCGCGGCGACTTCCAGATCCTCGCCGCCTGGCTTCCCGACTTGAAGCAGTTCGTCCTCTGGCGATTTGACGAGATTAAGAAAAGGAAGAAGATTTGCTATTCGCCGCGGCTTCATCGTCAGCCTGATAATTGGGATTTGCTCGACACTGTGTTAAAGTAATAACCGCATAACCATGCTTCTCGTCCTGCCCGTCTCTCAAGTCGACCTCAAGCTCGCCACCAAGCTGGCCGGGCACATGGCCCTTTTGGGCAACCTCGGCCGGCACAAGCTGCTGGTGGTCGGAGCCTACAATACGAAGGACGAAGCCGCCGCGCTCAAAGAGCAGTTGGCCCCGCTTTTCGCTTCGGCCGAGCTTTTTGTCCCAGATTCGGAGTGCGAACTCGGCTGGCCCCAGAGTGCCAACCACCTCTGGGCGCGGACCGTGCGCCACCTCCAGCACAGCGGGAACAAGGACACTTGGTATTGGTTCGAGGCCGACAACACCCCGATCCGTGAAGATTGGCTCGACGCCATCGAGACCGAATACAACCAAGCCCAGAAACCTTTCCTTGGAGCCATCCAAGTGACCCGGATGCTCGACCGCAAGTCGGGCGAATTCGTCAAAGTCGACGGCGAGCATGTTATCGGGACGTGCGTTTATCCGGCTGATTTCCATAACCGCTCACTTCTCTGGAGCTATGTCCGGATCGACGACGGCCCCAATGTCGAACCCTTCGACGTTTACCTCCGCCACGAGATGCGTCCGAACACGGCAGTTTCCCAACTCATTCACAACAACTGGCGGACAAAAAACTACGAGATCGATGAAGACGGCCGCATCTACTGCGATCCGATCGACGACAAATCGGTCTACGGCCCTGTGCCGACCAACGCCGCCGTCGTTCATGGTTGTAAAGACGGCTCACTTATCGAAGCCCTGCAAAAATGACAAATTCCGAACTAGCACCCCTCGAACTCCTCGGCCTTGAAGAGAACGGCCGCGCCCCCAAGATGCGCGTGGACAATGTAAACAGCGCCCGCTCCATCTACAAAGCGATCAAGGACTCCGACCAAGGCTCCAGTAAAAACCGCGCTCTGGTTGACGCCATGTTCAATGGTGCCGCCCCTTTCAACCAACAGGATCTCATTGAGATGGGCCAAGGTGAGCGCACGAACCTCGACTTCGGCGAAGCTGCCGCCCTGAAAGAGCAAGCCCTCGCCGGATACTACGACCTCACCTCGTCCGTCGATGTCTTGGCTCGTATCTCGATTGACTACGGTTCCCCCGAGCAGAAGGTCGAGTGGGAGCGCATCCTCGCCGAAGAATTCACGCGAACACTTAAAGAGTGGCAGGAATTCGAGTTCAATCACCAGATGCTTGCCGACCAGTTCGTCTCGCATGGCGTCGGGGTTTGTTATTTTGAGGACGAGGTTGATTGGCGTTGGCGCGTAGCTGGGCTCTCCGAGTTCCGGTTGCCACGTGGAACACGCGCTTCCGAATGGGAGATCGAGGTCGCCACGGTTGATCGCGAATACCAAGCCCACCAGCTTTACAAATTCATCGAAGACCCTGCCGTGGCCAAAGACCTCGGATGGAACGTGAAGATGGTGAAACAGGCGTTGATCCGCGCTTGCCGCGACAGTTCGTTCCAAGAGGCCGGCGAGTGGGAGAAGCTGGAGGTCGAACTTAAAAATAACGACCTTCTTTACGGCAATAGCCGTGGCAAGAAAGTCCACGTCGTCCACATGTGGGTGCGCGAGTTCGACGGCAAGGTCAGCCACCTCATGTTCTTGAAAGACCCAATCGGCTCGGACGAAAACGCCAAGGAAGAGGACTTCCTCTTCAAGCGCCCGAACCGTTTCGCCGCCCCGACGAATTGCTTCGTTACTTTTTGCTATGGCGTCGGCAACGGCACCTACCACGGCATCCGCGGGCTTGGATACAAGGTGTATCCACACATCCAGCTTTTGAATCGTCTGCGCTGCGGCATGGTCGATGGTGCGTTGCTTTCCTCGGCCCTGATCGTCCAGCCCGGTGACAATGGTTCCCGCGCCCTCGAAGACCTCACCCTTTCCTACTACGGCCCCTACGCGCTGTTTCCCCCAGGGCTGAAGATCGTCGAGAAGGCGATCCCGAACTACAACCAGAACCTCATGCCGGTCTTAAACGACCTGACCATGAACATGCAGAACCGGACGATCGGCTACCAGTCGCGTGCCGTCACGCCGGATGGCCAATCCCGCACCGCGTATGAGGTCAGGGCGCAACTCCAGCAAGAAGCCGTGCTCGGTGCCGCGGCGATCAATCTTTTTTACCACCCGTGGAAACGTCTCCTTCGTGAAGCATACCGCCGTTTAGTGTCACGTGATTATGCCGCGAACGAGCCCGGCGGTCGTGAAGCCGTCGACTTCAAGAAGCGTTGTATTGCCCGCGGAGTGCCGACCGAAGCGATCCATCGTTTCTCTACGGTCGAGCCCGTTCGCGCCATTGGTTACGGAAGCCCTGGGATGCGGAGTGCGGCGATCGATGAGACGATGTCCATCTTTGGTTCCTTGGACGAGATGGGTCGGGTCAATCTCTTGCGCGACCGCATTGCCGCCCGCTTTGGGCAGGAAGTGGTCGACCGCTACTTGCCCTCGCCGTCCACGACTTTGCGGACACCGATCGACGACAAGATCGCGCTCTTAGAGAACGCCACGATGTCGGCCGGCACGGCGCTGCCCGTCTCCTCCGGCGAGAACCACTTCATCCACGCCAGCCGCCACCTGACGGCGCTCGATGGTCTCGACCAAGCGATCTCCCAAGGTCAGGCCGACCCTGCCGCCGCGCTTGCCGCTTACCAGACGATGTTGCCGCACTTGGGCGAACACTTGCAGTTGCTCGCTCCCGATGTGGCCCGCCAAGACCAGATCGGGCTCATGCGTCAGAGGTTCCAGCAGTTGAATGCTTCCGGTCAGAGACTCGCCGACGAGTTGCAAGCCGCCGCCGAGCAGCAAGCCAAAGCCCAAGAGGCCGAGCAAGCCCGCGCCATCGAAGCCGAGCAAGCAAGGATTGCCGACATGGAGCGTCAGTTGGCCGATGCCCAGATGCTTTCACCCAAAGCCCAAGCCGACTTGGCCGAACGCCGAGCGAAGCTCCAGATGCAGATCGAGAAACACCAAGTCGATATGCAGACCAAGCAGGCCAAGGTCATGCAGGATCTTGCGCTTAAAGATGCCCAGACCGCCGCGAAGATTGGTCCGGCGCAACCGATGTGACCTATGCCAAGAGACTACGCCCAGGAATATATTTACCACTCGTCCCCCGAGCAGAAGAAGCGCCGTGCCCAGCGTAACGCCGCCCGTCGCAAGATGGAGCGGGCCGGCCGCGTCTCCAAAGGCGACGGCAAGGACGTGCATCATAAAAACGGCATGAGCAACCACTCCAGCAATCTGGCTGTGTTGCCGAGGTCCGTGAACCGGAGTATTAAGTAATAACATGCCCGCTTATTATCCAGAAGGAAACACCCCGCTGCGCGAGGACTATACCGAGCGGTCG